TGGCGGCGGCGGCGCAATTGAGTCGGTAAGTATTGCCGATGTTGGCACCGTAAAGTTTTCCTCCAGCGGTTCGGCGGGTGTTTCGGCGGGCGGTGGCTCTGCTTTCGGCGGCATGATCCCAGCGTCTGCCAGGGCGATTCTTGATCTATACAGACGCGAGGTGTGCTGATGAAAGCCGCAATCGTTTTGTCCGTTGCACTCCTTGCCGGGTGCGCTCAGATGGAAGCTGTGAAGCAACCCAGGGCGCTGATGTGGGGCGTGTCACTACCGACATGCTTGTTGTTCTGTGTGGCGACTGCGACCGTGACCGACGCTGAAGGCGCAAACTCGAATCAGACTGTCTCTAACTCGCAGACCGAGACTGTTTCGCCTTCGGTCAATCTGAACAAACAGTAACCAGATGTTCGACGCCGCTACCCGATCAAGCCTGCGAGCCGCATTCGAGCAGACCTTTGCGTTGCTCGGCACGCCTGCCACATGGCGTCAGGCGAAGGCTCCGCACGCCACCAAGGCCATCGAGATCGGCATCAAGACTGCTGGTCCTCGGGACGAAGCGATCATCAACCAGTTTGGCATCGAGTCCAAGATCATCACGATGAAGGCGAGCGACTTCACGACGACGCTTCCTGAGCAGTTCGATGAGTTGGTGGTAGGTAACGAGAAGCTGGTTCTTGCTGCGGTTCACCCGGTCAACATCGGAAACGCTGTGGTGTTCTTCAAGGGCTACGTTCGCGGGAAGAGGGCGGTATGAGCAGTCGTGCGGTCCGTACTTTCGCCCGCGATGCTGTGGCTACCTGCGGCGTCCCCTACTACGACACGATCAACCTGTCGCAGCAGATGCCGCCTGCCCCTTGGTGCACGCTTGAGTTCGATTCCTACGGAGCCGAGAAGCTGACATGGTGTGACAGTCGGCGTGAGAGCGGCGTGATCACTCTGACATTCTTTGGTCCGCCAGGCGAGGGAGACGATGCGATCCTGACTGTTGCAGAAGCTGCTGCCCAGGTTTTCTACGACTACAAAGATCCGTCTAACGCGGTGACCATTGTGACCATGCCTACCCCGCAGACCTTCGACATTGCTGGTGGCAGCGGGCAGTTTGCTGTTGAGTTCATGTTCTCTTACGAGAGATTCCTTTGACCAATTTTCGCTTCCTGGCGGCGGCGAAAACTTTTCCCTGTAGCCGCCGCTTTTCATTCAAGGAGTTTTGAGCATGGCAACGAAAGCCTCCTCGACGAACGGAGTCGAGATCGACCTGACCACTGGCGTTGGCACTGCCGTCACTGGTCTTAGTTTCACCGCAGGCAAGCCCGCGACTCTCACGGGCACGGGTCTGACGCTTGCGGCTGGTGATGTCGTGAGCATCAGCAAGTCTGGTTCTTCAAAACTTGATGGCACCTGGATCGTTGCCGCCACCCCTGCGCCCACGGCAACCGCTGTGACGCTCATGGGCACCGACACGACAGGCGAGACTGCTGGAGCGCTTCCGGGCACCGCAGTCGTCACGCACTTCGCTAAGGCTGACCTGACGGGTCTGTGCTTGGCGTCGTTCGATGTGTCTGTCGAGCAGCCTGGCACGTTGGCAGTCGGCACCTTCTGCGAGCCTTCAGCGACCCTGCCTGTGCCTGCCACCTCGGCGGGTACGGTCGCTATCACTGGGTTCACCGACGTCACCGACGCGGGCTATCTGGCGATCATGGCTGCTGCTGGCGACAACAAGCCGCACACGATCCGTATCAAGCTGCCGAACAATGGCTTCCTTGTCATGGAGGGCCAGATCAGCGGTCTGTCGTGGCAGGTTGCGTTGAACGAGGCGCAGCGTTGGTCTGCAACGATCACGCTGTCGAAACCGCCTAAGCACGTTTTCTAAGTTTCAATGGGGGAAGGCGGCACCCGCAAGGACCGCAGGCTGTAGTGAGCCGATAGGACTTCCCCCACCCACCCAGTCAACGGGTGGAGTTGGGAATCAGTAATGACCCCACAGGATTCGTTCTCCTGCCAAGGCTCCACCCACCCTTATCAACTTGGAAACGAACACTCTTGGAGAAGAAGCCATGTTTGAATTTAAGTCTGAGACTCTTGAGATTGAGGGTCATGTTTTCGTGGTCACTGAGCCTTCTACGCGAGCCATTGAGAGGCTTGCCACCGAGGAGCCACGACCGAGTCTGTTGAGCCTGTGCGTAACGGTTGATGGCAAGCCTTTGGGCAATGACGATTTGCCTTGGCGGGTTGGTTCCAAGTTGCAGGAGGCTCTCAACAGGTTGACCCAGGGAAACGAGGACGCCTGAGCGCATTCGAGATGAACGTCTTCGCTCTAGCAGAACGGTTGCATGTACCTGCAAGTACGATTCGCGGGATGCCTGCGTCCGAGTTCAACGACTGGATTCAATACTTCACTCAGTCCAATGAGCCGGAGAATCCTTTGACGAGCGGAGACGCCATGCTGAAGGCGTTCGGGCTGTAATGTTCAAGATCGACGTCAAGGAGATTCAGGATGCCCGTCATTCGATCTTCAAGACTCGGATCGGTGACTTCATCGAAAAGGCGATGGTCGAGCAGGGTGTGTACACCCGGTTCAGAGACATCGCCACGCAGAAGATTGTTCAGTACGCCAGGGAATTCCCTGACTCGCCGTATGTCCTTCGGGTTGACGGGGGTGACTCGTTCGATCTGAGGGGCATACAGAAGGCGAGAAGGAGTGTATGGGCGCAGTGGGCGGACCCTCTTGTCGAGTTGGCGTTCTCGATCATGGTCGATGAACTCAAGCGTGCGATCAAAGAGTCCGAGAAGGAGATGAGTCCTAAGTTCTTGCTACAGGACTCGATCACCAACTACATCACGGTCTTTCATCATCGTGATGACGGCACGAGCAGTGTGACGAGAGGGCATGCAGGGAACATCAAGTTTCGCCCAGGCGATACGGTGATGCTGATCCCTGACTTGCTGACTGCTCTGTACGCTAACGTCAACTCAAAAAAGGGCGAGCCGAAAAAAGACAAGCCCAAGGCTCTTTATTCGTCTCGGGCTTTCATGGGGCGGGCTGCTGATCGGATCCGCAAGCGGGCGAAGATCAGCAAGCTCGCCAGCCCGATCACGTTGATCGCGGGTAGGTCTAGGTCCGCTTATCACTATGTCGCCAAGACCCATGCGGTTCGTAAGGGAGGCACCAGGATTGCTCCGATGCCCAAGAACGCGAAGCCTTGGATGGATAGCGCATGGGCGATTATCATCATGTACAGCAAGCGAAAATTCAGGCGGTAAATCATGGGCGGTGGCGGTGGTGACGTTAAGGCGAGCGGCGAAAAGTACACGATCAAGGTCGACATCGAGTTTGAGAAGGATGTCGCCGCCGCCGTCCGTGTGCTTGCACAGTACGAGCGCTCTATCGCCGGTCTGAAGACGAGCATCTCGTCGCTGACCAAAGAGTTTCAGGCGGGCAAGGTTCCCGCCGATCAGGCGGTTCAGAATCTGAAGGAACTCTCGACAAGCCTGCGGCTTATTGACACCTCGTCTGAGGGTGCGTCGGCTGGCATGAAGGATGTCGGCTCGGCGGCAACGGTGGCATCTGCTGGCTTTGACAGGTGGGGTCGCTCGCAGCGTGAGGCGCAGCGCAGTTCTGCGCTTGTTTCGTTCCAGGTTCAGGACATGATCGTTTCGTTGCAGAACGGTCAGAAGGTCACGACCGTGTTCGCGCAACAGATGCCTCAGTTGCTGAGTGCGTTCGGGACCATTGGTGCGTATGCAGGTATTGCAGCAGCGGGCGTCGGCGTCTTGATGTCAGCCTTCACCACGCACGCCGAGAAAATGAAGGCGTTCGCAGATGGGTTGGACGATGTTGCTCAAAGTCTTAAAGATGCTGGCGATCCACTTGAGGCTTTGTCGAGGTTGGGCAGTTCGCTGAACTTTGATGAGACTGCCAAGAGTTTTGACAAGCTGTCTGTTGAAGCCAAGAAGGTCGCCATCAGTTCGCTTGAGGCTCGCATCAACCTGATCGGCTTGGCTGATGAAAAAACTCGTCAGAGGTTTGATGAGCTTGCCCGTAGCTTGGGCGATATGTCCGGTGTGTACACAGGGTTTACGAGAGCCGGTAAAGCGTTTGACCTTAGTGCTGGCGCTGAGAAGGCAGCAGAAACGATCACCAGGCTCCAGCAGGGCACGATCACTTACCAGAAGGCGCTTGAAGACTTGCGAGCGTCGAGCATTGGGGTTGGCGAGGAGGGCAACGAGGCATTCAAGAAGTTGCTCGCCACGCTTGAAGCGATTGTCATCTCTGCGGCAAAGGCTCCTGGCGAGGTCAAAGAACTTAAATATCAACTGGGTCAGCTTAGGCAGTCCTTGGAGACTGGCATCGATCTTACCGCCTTCGTCGGTCCTCCTGATCCCGGTAAAGCGACTCGTGGGGTTCGTGCGGTTAGAGATGCGTACCACGACATGCGCCTTGAGATTCTGGAGTTGACCGTCGGTATGTCGGAATACGACAAGGTGGTCTACAGAATCAACAACAACATGGTTCAGTACAGCGCCAAGACGAAACAGGCGGCGCTGGATCTTGCTGAACTCAAGGATCAGCAGAAAGCGGCAACAGAGTCCGCGAAGCTGCTGGAGGAAACTCGTAAGCGACTTGCCGATATTGATAAGCAACTCGCTGATCAAGCTACGAAGGACACTGCTGCTTATGTCAAGTGGTATGAGACTTTCGTCGGAAAGTTGACTGAGACGCAGAAACTTGAGATCGACATTTTGCAGGGACGTGTGCAGGCAGGCTCCGTGGAGGCGGGGTTGCTTCGACAGACCGCAGAGCGCGTTGACTTGATGAACGAACTCAATGAAGCAAGCAAACGCAATCTTGAGGTCGAAAAGGAGCGCAACGAACTAGGCAAGTCTTACTACGACCTGGTGAACCCTGGGCTGACCAAGTACACCGAGCGGATGGAACTTCTTAGCAGGTTGCAAGCTGAAGGGTTCTTCAAAAACAATCCAGCTGAGTATTTCAAGCAGCAAGCCGATGCTCTCAAACTCTTGACCCCGGGTGTCAAGAGCCTGCAAGAAGAGTTCAAGGCGCTTGCTATTGATGGAATCAAAGGACTGACCGACGCCTTCTTTGAAGCCGAGAAGGGCTTCAAGAACTTTGCAAAGTCGTTCCTCACGCAGATCGCCAAGATGATTTCTAACGCGATGCTGCTTCAGGCTTTGTCCGGCACGAAGTTCGGTGACTTCCTGGGGATTCCTGGTTCTGGTCCGCAATTACTGGGCGGTAGCGCCAACGGCAATGCATTCGGCGGCGCGACCGGATTGCCTTGGGGCGTGTACGACAAGCCTACGTTCTTCAAAATGCCCGGCAACGGGCCTCTTACCAAGTTCGCAAAAGGCGGCGTGCTAGGCGAAACTTATTCGCCTGAAGCCATCCTCCCCTTGCGCCGTGGAGCAAACGGCAGGCTCGGCGTTGAGGCGCAAGCGCCCGTCGTCAACATCTACAACAATGCGCCGGTGCAGGTTCGCACCGAGCAGGAGCAAGACGGTTCGCTGGCGGTGTATATCGAGCAGATCAAGAACGCCATCGCTCGTGATATCCGTTCGGGCGCTGGTGCGGTGACCTCCGCGATGCAAGGCACCTACGGTCTGAACCGAGCGGCGGGGGCACGCTGATGGCTATCTCGAATGCCCTTCGGCGGGTCTACGTCAGCAATCCAAGCGATGCGACATACCTTGAGACGATAGAGGTATCTCACGCCGCATGGGGGCGCTCCTACGCCTTCGTAGCGGCTCCTACGGGCTTTCAGGGCGGCACGTCGCACGGTGTGGTCACTTACGATCCGCTGCCCTTCGTGGTCACGCTACCTAAGTCGAGCAATGAGGGCGTCACGACCTTGGCGGTGACGATCGTCAATGTCGGTCTTGAACTCATGCAGCACTTGGAGTTGGCGGCGACAAGACCGCATGACCCTGTGCGGCTGACTGCGCGGGTCTATGTCGATTCGGACACCACCGCGCCTGCGTCTGACGAGATCGTGATGGACTGTATGGTGACGGCAGACGATAAGTCGGTGACGCTCAACGCTGCGCCGGTTGACCTGCTCAATACGGTGTGGCCGAGATCCCGCTACCAGCAATCGAACTTTCCTGGGCTGAATCGGTGAACGACCTGATCGGCAAGCCTTACAGGCTCGGGGCTAACGGTCCTGACGCATACGACTGTTGGTCGCTTGCCGCAGAGGTCGCCAGGCGGCGGGGGGTCAACCCGCCGGGCTTTGAGGTGGGCGGGCTTAACCTGGACGCTATCCGTGCAATGATTGACGGAAGCCGTCATAATTTAGGGGTTGAGGTCGATACGCCCCAGGACGGTGATGTGCTGCTGAGTCTGCGCCTTGGTCACATTGGCACCCTGCTGAACGGCATGGTGCTGCACACGCACCGCAAGGCAGGCGTGGTGTTTGAGCGCGTCGAGTCTTTCAGGCTCAAGTATAAGGACGCTGCGGCGTACAGGTGGAGCCTGTGACCGTTGTAGTCGTTCAGAACCCGCTCAAGGCGAGCGACCGCACGATCCTTCAGATCACGCAGGCGACGGTTGCTCGTGACTTGGTGCCGGGCGCTGTCAATGCGCGGGTGGTCATCAACGGCATCGAGGGCACGCTCGATAGCGTCATCCAGCCGAACGACACAGCGGCAATCGTTGTACTGCCCGGCGACCCGGGGACAATAGCGGCTATCGGCACGGCTTTTGGTGAACTCGCCTTGTGGTACAAGAACCTTAGTACCTTAGCCAAGTTCGGTGTCTACCTTGCCTTCTCGTTCGCGTCGTCCGCGATTATCAATGCGATCTTCAAGCCGAAGAAGCCTGCGGGTCAGGAAAACAGCACTGATCCCTCGCCCACTTACTCGATTGGCGCAGCGAACAACCAGGCGCGTCTAGGCGCTGCTATCCCTGTGGTCTATGGGAACGTGCCGCGATATACCGCCGACTACGCCGCGCAGCCTTATGTCGAGTTCCAAGGCGATGAGCAGTACCTGTGCGCTCTGTTCTGTCTGGGCGTCGGTGATGTCCGCGTCAATGAGGTGTATGTCGGTAATACGTTGCTGACTACCGCCCATCCGCACACGCTGCGGGTCTACACGCCTGCACAGCACGGCAAAGTGTTTGGCAACATCCAGCACGACTGGTGGGTGAACAAGCCGCCGGGAGTTGAAAGCGGTCATGCACCGTTCCTGGAAAACGTCTGGTCTTCGCAGGATCTTGGGGACATCCAGCTTGCCGCTGCCAACGAGCCAGACCAGACGGGGGCAGCGATTGGGACGCACTATCGGGTCGCTGGTCCGTACACGGTCGGGAAAGCCGGCTATCCGGGTAGACCCGGGCCTGTCTTTCTTGACATACAGCTACCGAGAGGCCTGTACAGGCAAGACAATGCAGGCGCGTTTTTTAGTCACTCTGTGTCAATCCGAGTGGATTGGGATCGCGTTGATGATAATAACCAGATAACGCTTTCAGGCTCTCAAGACTTAACATTTTCAGGCGCTCACGATAGACCAAGGTTTTACACGGTTGGTCTGACGATTACACAGGCTCAGTGGGACAGCTCTTCAGGCACACGCATTCGTGTCAGGGCTTACAGGCTGACCGATTCCAAACTGGACCGATACCACCAAGACGAAGTCGTATGGACGGGTTTGAAGGTTCGATTTGATGGGCTTCCAGGACCACACGAGGTGTACGGCAATGTCACGCTTGCTGCGCTGCGCCTGAAGGCTTCTAACGCCTTCTCAGGGTCATCCTCGCAGCAGGTAGCGTTCAACGTTACTCGGCTGTCAGGCGGCAAGGCGCTGTCTAACCCCGCCGATGTGTACACCGACATCATCACGAACCCTGACCTTATCGCCTCGCCCGTGCCTGCCTTGCTGATGGATGCGGTAGCGCTCAATGCGGCGCGTCTGAAGTGGGAAGGCGCTTCGCACTTCAATGGTGTGATTGATCAGCAGACGACCGCATGGGATGCCGCCAACGTGGCGCTACAGGTCGCGGGCGCTGCGCCCTTGCGGGTCGGTCAGCGCATGACGATTGTGCATGACTGCGTGAAGGACCAAAGGATTGCGCTATTCGGTCGGGCAAACATCGTCGCCGAGAGCCTGTCGATCACCTACGCCTTTGCCCAGGTCGGCGACCCGGAGGGCGTTAAAGTCGAGTACCGCGATCCGGGCAACTTTGACCCTAGGTTTATCACGCTCGACATTGCTGGCAACGACGCGCCGGGCCTGCTCAATACCGATAACGTCACGCTCTTTGGCGTGACTGATCGCAATGTTGCGCGGCAGCATGCCCGCCTGCGTGCTAATCGCATGGTCGCATCCCGCAAGACCGTCTCGTTCGAGACCGAGCTAGAAGGGCTTGTCGTCCTGCACGGCGATCGGATTGCGGTGTCGCACGACATGCCGTCGTGGGGGCAGTCAGGCTACTTCGCGTCTTACGATGCCGCCACTCAAACGGCGGTGGTCGATCAGCCGCTCGACTGGGCGGGCGCGGGGCATATGATCCTCGTGCGTGACGAGTTTGGCGTAGTTCACTCGACGCAGGTCACCAAGGGCGCTGACAATTCCACGATGGTGCTTGGCACGGCTCTTGTGGTGTCAGGGCTTGGCGGTGACATCGAGCCTACGTCGTTTGCCTTTGGCACCTCGACGACTGCGGTTACAGACTGGATCGTGACCTCGATGACCCCGCAGGGCGCGACGGTGCAGATCGAGGCGGTCGCCTACGATCCTAAGGTCTACACCGGCGCGTTGCCTTGGCAGGCGTATGCCACCACGGATGCAGGTCCGCCGCCCACTGTGACGCCGCCTGCTGCGTTACCTTCGATTCCTGCGATGCCTATCGTGCCGCCTCGCCAGACGCCGCCTACTGGTCCTGGAGCCACACCTCCGGCGGGTACGTCATTCCGGGTGCCGACGACGGGTGAGCTGTATGTTAATGGACAGTTTTACTGGACTGACGCTTACGGGAAAAACCTGGATTACATCGTTTTTGGTGGACGTTCTTACGAGATTCCAGAATTCCTTAACACTTGGACAGCGCCTGACGGCGTGACTTTCCACCGTGGCGCAGCGCAGCCGTACCCTAATTTCGCCATCTGGGCTGAGTGGCCATCGACCGCAGGACCGATTCCGATTCTGCCCGGCGAGCCTGGTTACATCCCGCCTGACATCCCGCCGCCTTACGTGCCTGAAGGAGCCTGACGATGGCTGCGTATCCAGCGACCTTCCCGTGCCCGCAAGCAAGCATGTCGCTGGCTATGGACGTCGGCTTGGTGCGGGATGCGTTTACCGCATCGATGTCGCGCCAGCGGCGCAGGCACACAACGATCCTGCGCTCGTTCGAGATCAAGTGGGTATGCAATCAGACTGTTCTCGGGCAGTTGGTTCCGTGGCTGAACGACAAGGGCTTTCAGTGGTTTGACATCGACTTGCCGTCTGACCTACCAGGCACGCCGACGCTTACAAAGCACACAATCCGATTGACCAGCGATATCCGTTCGACGCTCATCAAGTTCTCTGACCAAAGATCGTCGGATGTCTGGTGGGAAGTCGCCGCAAGTGCGGAGATCAAGCCTTGAAGTTCCCGACGACTTTCCCATGCCCTCGCACCGTCATGGATGCCACCATGGCGACTGGTCTTGTCCGCACACAATTCGAGGCAGGCATCACCAAGCAGCGCAGGAGGTTCAAAAACCTACCTCATCTGTTTAATGTCCAATGGGTGCTGAACTCTACTCAGCTTCGCCAAGTGGTGCCATGGCTGAACGACAACGGGTACAAAGAGTTTGACATCAACCTGCCGTCAAAGTTGGCAGGGCAAAACGGCAAGCCCACCGCAGCACATACCGTGCGCGTCGTGTCGGACTTGGCGTGCAACCTGCTCGTGTACAACAAGGACGACCCGACCAGGAATATTTGGGAGTTGAGCCTTACGCTTGAATGGATGCAGTACAGCACGACAGTGCGTCCTGCGGGCATTTGGATCATTGCCCGCACACCCGCTAACCCGTCACCCGATTGGTACATCGCCCGCACACCCGCCAACCCGTCGCCCGATTGGGTGCTGACGGGAACGCCAACAATCCCCAGCGCTTGAGGAACCTATGACCGATACATTCGCACGAGTAAGAAGCATCGTCGGTGCCACAGCCGACTGGGCTGCACACGATATTGTCCTTGGTGATGGCGAGATCGCCATCGAGCGCATTGCAGGCAATGTCGTCAAACTCAAGGTAGGCAACGGCACAAACCCATTCTCGACAAGTCCTTACGTCGCTGCGGGCACCACTCTCACGACTGCCCAGCAAACCGCACTGAATGCGCTCACGGCAGGCACGCAGCTACCAACGAATGTAACGCTGCCTGCGAACCTCAATCCCTTGGCTCAGATGGCGATCACCAAGGCATACGGGGATGCAGCATACGTCAAAGCATCTGCGATCCCAAAGGCAACCGCAGCAGGGCAAATCCTCGTCTCTGATTCCGTCACCAACTTCCCGTGGAAGGTTGGCGATCTGGACGAGGGTCGGTACTAAATCTCAAACTTTTCAAGGAGTAGATCATGGCAAGCACAGTACAGATGAAGCGCCGCATCAACGGCGCAGCGGGATCTCCTGGCACCACAGGCGCTAAAGAGGGCGAGATCGCTTTCAACGCACCGGGCGCAGCAGGCGGCACCGCTAAACCAACTATGTATTTCTTCGATGGCACCG